GTGCCGGGCAGTCGCTCAGCGATCTGGTTGAGTTCTTCAGCGCTGACCTTGCCCTTGGAGAAGACCTGCGTGAGTGCGAGGAGGGCGCCATCGGCCTGCTCGGCGTTACCGCCGGTGGCTTTCACTGCCTCGCTTACCGCGCGGAACGCGAAGGCCGAGTCGGTAACTGTGCCACCGGCGCCCTTGACGGCGGCGCTCAGGCGGGTCATGCCCTGGATCGCAACCTCCTGGGGGATGTTGAGGTCACGGGTAACCGAGGCGGCTGCGGCCAAAGCCTGGCTGTAAGCGTCCTGTGAGCCGACGATGCCCCGCAGAGCGATCTGGAGCTTGTCGATGCGGGCCGAGTAGTCGGTCACTGTGCCGAGCTGCTGGCGGAACATGCCGACCTGCGCACCAGCGGCCGCGCCAGCGAAAGCGCCGCCCACGCCACCCAGGGCCAAGCCGCCGAGACCGCCGATTAGGCCCTCGGGGCCGCCGAAGATGCCGCCGCTAAGCGCCGCGCCGACACCCTGGGCGAGCTGCATCCCGCTAAGCCGGCGGCTGGCGCGTGTGGATAGGCGCTCGGAGCGCTCATCTACGTCTTGAAGCCGGTTGGTGAGTTGCTTGAACTCGCCATTTGTTGCGGGAATCTCGTTGCGCAGATTTGCGAGAGCTTCGCTTAGATTTCCTAGCGAATTGATGCTTCCTGTGTTGGCCTTAGTGGCTTTGTCTACGGCCGCGCGTAGGCTCTCCATGCGCTTGCGTTGTTCTTCAATCGCAGCACTATTTGCTAAACGAGCATCTTTTTCTGCGATAACAGCAGAGCGGTTTTCGCCTTCCTGCCGTGAAGTCGCGCGTGGTCCGATAGGCACAGCGCCGGGATAAAGAGCAGCGGCTTCAACGTCCGCGCTACCGAAGAAGCGCTGCACGCCCGATCCAGGGCGCACACCCATTACGGGGATGTTCCCACCAACGTCCGTAACAGAACGCCGCCGACCGGCACGTACATTGGCCCCGCCGCTTATTTCCAGTCCCGTATCAGGGGCTGATGTTTGCCCAGCGGCAGGAAGCAGCAGAGGAACTGTCGGTTGGCTGGAGTAGAAGTCGGCGGCCTCACGTTCCAGGCGGCGACGTTCTCTTTCTTGCCGCTCCCTATTTCTGCGGATGGAGCCTTGTACGGCCGCGTCCCCTACTTGAGGTGTTATTGATTGGGAAAATTCCCTAAAGCCGCTTACGGGGGTGGCAGCAAGACTTGCCTGCGTAGCTTGCAGTGCGCTGAGCTGCCGCTCCAGCGAGCGAGCTTGACGTTCCAGTAGCTGGAATGCGCGGGCACCGCCGGTGCTGCTTGTGTCGAGCAGTCCCTGCTCAGTGCGTACAGAAGATATAACTTCCCGCAGATTTGTTAGGGATGGCGCAATATCGCCTGTTCTTAGCTGCTGCACAAAAGCCGCCGCTACTCCCTGTGTTGCTTCTCTCAGCTCTCGTTGCGCCGCAGCTGCGCGTATAGCCGCATCAGTAAACGCAGTTGTACCTATAGTTGTATTGTCAAGCCGGTTGCGCAGCTCAGAAAGGCCTTGGTTTATACCTGCGAGAGTGTTAGGTAGATCGCCAAAGCTGCGGGTTAAGCCTTCTGCGGTACGCGAGCCGGTGCCAGTAAAGTCTGGCGACATGAAGAGAGCATTTGCGTCTCTTACCGCTTGCCGTCGTTGTCTTACGTTTTCGCTTAGGTCTAGGGCGCCTGCTTGCTGTCTAAAGGTCGCAAGTATACGCTCCTGTTCGGCAATGGCTCGGGTTACACCAGATTGTCCTCGTAGCTCTGTGCCTTGGCTGAATTGTCTGCGTTCTGCAGCAGTAAGTGTTTGAAGGCGCTCTAGTTCTGCCTGTTCTAGGGAGATTCGATCGCGTACATCCTGTAAGTCTCTACGGATTTTTGCTGAAGACGAGGGTAGTCCCCTGTTCAAAGTTGCGTTGGTGCGCCTTTGTATTCCTTCTATTTCTTCAAGTCTAGTTGTGGTTCTCTGTATGTCTGTACCGAGCTGCGTAAATAGTTGCGAGCCTCCTCGGGTGGCTTGCTGCAGCTCAATCAGAGCGGTACGCTGACGCCGCAGTGCTTCTGTATTGTTTGTAATAGCCCCGTACTGGGCGGAGAGGCTAGCCCGTTGGGCTACTGCTTGTGCGGTGTACCCGCGTGAAGCTGCTTCTACGTTTTCAATATCGCGCCTTAGTTCCTCGTACGCATCACCGCACATGTCGGCCTGAGATCGCAGACCTTGTAGGGCCGATACAAGACCTTTGGTTACTGCTTCACTATTACCGGCTGTCTTAGCAAATTCAAATATACTATCGCGGGCACCTATGATGTCCTGCTCGGACATCTTTGTGACTTTGCTTAAGTCACGAAACGAGCTGCGGATCTTATCTAAGCCTTCAAACTTTTCTAAGCCTAAACGTACAATAATATCCTCAATCTGCTTAGCCATCCTGCTTATCCTCCCCCTTAGCCAACGCGCTGAGAGCGGCAGTTTCCATGATCTGCAGGCCCTCCAGCATGTCGAGGCGGTCGTCCACGCAGTATAGGTCCATCAGGCCGCCAGGCATCAGCAGCACCTCGTATTTCAAGCCGAGGTAGCCCGCCATGGTGGTGTTCCACTGCGTCTGCATTCTTAGGAACATCATTACGATGTCCCAGTTTTCGTCCCAGACCTCGTAAGGGGCGGCGGGTTTGGGTTTCGCGTCTTCGGGTAAGACTAAGCCGAACACCTTAGCGTCGTCTTCGGTCTTGTCCTCCTCGCGCTTAGTGCTTCCGCTTACCCAGAACTCCGCCGCACCCTTCAGTTTCCCGACTTAGCGCCGTCGAAGGTCTCGGTGTAAGCCTTCAGGACACCGCGCACCCAGTAGGGGTCGTCGGCGAAGTCGGTGAGCGCTTCGATGGAGAAGGGGAGGTCGGTGCCGTCTTCGTCGCTGATGCCGTTCCAGCCGAGCACTACGGCTTTGAGCAGGGGCAGATCGCCCTTTTCGCTGAGTTTGCCGAACTCCTTACGGCCCAGGCGCTTGAAGGTGATGTCGAAGGTGCTGGAGTCGAACGTGCCGCCGTCAGCGGGTTCTTCGATGGTTACAGGCCACTTGAAGGTCTTGACCTTCTTGCGAACGAACGCCATAAGCTGTTCGGATGAGTTACTGGATGTACCGGCTTAGTGTAGGCGCTTTTCGCGTAAGCGGCATCGCAGCAAAAACCCCCTAAGCGGCGTGGCTTAGGGGGCGGGTGGTGCGCGGCGGCGGCGTGGCTCAGGCGTAGATCAGGCGGATCTCGTCGTTGCCGGTGGTGGAGGGCACAGCGGTGTAGGGCAGGGCGAGCATGTGGATGCCGTCCTGGTCGGAGTAGCTGGGCGCTCCGATGTCCACGCGGTTGGAAACCAGCGAGACGATGTTACCGGCGGTCGTTCCATGGATGAAGGAAAGATCGCCCAGAGCGTTGTCGGTGAGAGAGGTGGTGAAGTAGTCCTTCTCTGCGATGGTGGGTGCTTCGATCGTTGCGGTGCCGGACACCGAGCGATCGGTGAGCAGCACTTCCTTGGTGCAGCCGACGAGTTCGCGGTAGATGATGCTATTGCCGATGTCCAGGGCAACCGACTGGAGGCAGCCGGAGTAGGCGAGGAGGTTGAAGCCGCCGCTGTTGCCTGCCTTGAAGACGAGCGGGGCGGCCTGGTCGGCGTAGGTTACGGAAGGCGCGGCGGTGTCGGTGGGGGCGTTGTAGATGCCCGTCATCGTGAAGTCGAGGGTCGGGATCTGGCCGACAGTGGTGTTCAGTGAGAACGTGCCACGGGCGCCGGTGAGCTTGTGGAGAACCCCGTCGATGTTGTAGTAGAGGGTTACCGAGCTGAAAGCGCTGCTGACAGGGGTGTAGACGGTCTGGAGACCGATGCTGTAGACGCTGGTGTTGTCGGGGGTAACGTCGCCGGCAAGGGCGCGGAGGGAGGCGACGCGGGTAGAGCCCACGTAGCCGGTGACGAGCGCGACGGTGCCGCTGCCAGTGCCGCCGG